TTGAAGAGGTTCATCTGGGCTACTTGGGCAAAGTTGTTGAATACAGCGGGCGTAACGAATCCGCGCTGGTCTTTGTTGACCAGATCCTTAAGCGCAGAATATACTCGGTTTACACTTGCCATTACTTAGTATCTGTAGTTAAGTACAAAAGTACTTAAAAAAGAAAGGGCCCCATTTCTGGAGCCCCTTCTACCAACCAACCAATTGTCTATGAAACAACCGATGGGCAAATATACATTACAATTCTAACTTCTGCAACTCTGCTTTCAAAGTTTCGTACGTCTGCGAACCTTTTTCCGTCATACAGAACTGGGTCATAACACTGATGGTGTCTTGTCCAACAGGCGTAGCGATGATCAGACGATTGCTGTCAAACCAGAACATACCGTCCTCGCGGGCCATAAGGATCTGGAAGTCAACAGCTTTCTTAACTGTTGCACGGGATGCAACGGTTGGATTGTCAAACAACTCGATAAACTTCTTCGGGTTGGCCTTAGCCTCCAACAACAACTCACGCTTGATCTCAGCGTTCTTCTGGTTGGTGTCTACGCCAAGGTAGATAGCAACAGGAAGCAGCTCGTCGATAGACTTGTTGCGAACCAGACCAACAGCATCGTGGAGGATGAACTCGGTGTTGATGTCAAGCTCTGCCTTGTGCTCGGTGTTAACCTCTTCGAACAGACCACCACCATTAGCTTTGTTGCCAGGGTGCATCTCCAAGAACTTCATAAGCGTAGGCTCGCTTGGCTGAACCATCAACAGTCCATTCTCAAACACTACGTGCTTGCGAACAGCAAGAGTGCTCTGCTCGTCAGAGAAGATAGAAGCCTCGTTAGGGCAGTAGCGAATCTGTCGGTTAGTGTTGGTCTCCGGGTCGTAGATGATAGCCTCAGACTTGATGGTAGCAATAATACCACCACCCTTAGGGATGCTGAAGATCTTAGCCTTACGCTCGTTTGATTCCGCTTTTTGAGCTGCGGACGCTCGTGTTGCTGGACGTGCCATAGTTAAATGAAATTAAGTTAATAACTCCTGCAAAATTAGCTGTTGTATTAATGCGAAATTTTGGCAATAAAAAAGAGGGGCCGAAACCCCCCTTTGGTTGTCAAAGTAACCTAGATTACTTGCTGAGCAACACGTGCATATTGGCTGCGCGAGTTACCAGTGCGAACTCCGAGCGGTAGTTGAACTGCAGGGCGTCCGTGTTGGTGTTGGTTACACCCAGGATAGAACCCGTCATCCAGTGCTCCATCTCGCGGTTGTATCCGTTGGTAGACTTGTAGTTGAGCTCGAGAGCCGGAGACTTCTCTCCAGTGCGAGGATCAGCAACATTGGTCAACGGAATCATTACACCTTGGAAGTTGCTAGCGCCCAACAACGTAGGATCGTTGAGGAGCTTCCAGCTGTGCTTGTGGAAGGTGTAGCTACCACGCATAAACGAAGAGAAGCCAAGCTTCACCATATCAGCAGCGTTAGCGAACTGACCGAATTGCGTAGTAACACCAGCGGTGATGTTAGCAGCCGTAGACGTACCAGAGGCGATCAGATCGTCGATGGCGAGGTCTTGCAGACGGTTAACGTACATAGCGTACTCGGGCATAGCACCTTGCTTGTCGAGGGCAGTGATGATAGCATCAAGCTCGTCAAGGCTAGCGATAGCAGCAGTGGTGGTTGCACCAGAGTTAACTACTACACCACGGTTTTGGATAGCAGAGAAGTAACCTTCAGAACCAGCGATCGAGCCAAGAGCCGTCAGACCGGTGTTAGATACTTGCTCACCCAACAGCATCATCATCTCACGCTTGTCGAGGAAGCGCTGACGAGTGTCGTTCTCAGACTTGATGAACCAGCGGTAGTCGCCGTTACCCAAGTTGATCCATCCGATGTTGGTAGCCTGTGAACCCGTAACCTTGTAAACCTCTTTGAGGATCTGGTAAGGGTTGGTACGCTTAACAACGTTTGATTCGAGGTAGCCAGTGTTCTGGTCGGTACCTTGAGCAAACATATTACCAACGATGGGGAAGTTAGCTGAAGCAGCAGCAGCAGAAGCGCTAAGACCAGCAGAGCTCAAAGAAACAGCCGTTGCAGCAGCAGTAGCGGTTTGAGAGTACTCACCAGAGCTAACAGCCGTGATGATGAAACGGTCTACACCGCCAACCAAGATCACGTCGTTAACACGCAGGTACTTTTGAGCAGCAGCCTTGGTAGCACCAGTAGCGCTGGTAGCAGCAGAGGCAAGGTTCAGCGTCAAGGTCGTAGCACCGACAGCAGCAGAAGCAGCAGGCGTAGCAACCTGAAGCTGGTGCAGGCGGGTCTCTTCCCAGTACTGAACTTCGTCAGCAGCGCCATTAGACTTAACAGCTCCTACCATTTGCAGGAAGCCAGTGATGCCTTGGTTACCGTAGGTCTTAACAAGAAGATCACGGTTGTCGGGCTTGTTTACCTCGTCGATGAAGTCACCGAGTGAGGTGTATTTGGTCGGGTCTAACCGACGAAAGCTGTTGGGTGAAAAATCCAACGGCGTAGAAGTAGTAGATGCCATTTTGTTTTAAGTATTAGGCGTTTTAGATTTTGAGACGAAGACCGTCATTGCTGTTCAGATAGTTGAAGATCTGAGCAGCGACGGAATCAGCATTCTTAGTTTCGGCGACGCGAGGAGACGTTACGTCTACATTCGCAGCTGTCTCTACGAGTTTACGCTGTCCGTCACTGAGTCCTTGTTTGTAGATGGCACTGGCAATTTCGTCAATGTTATCCACAAGGGCCCGGTGAGCGTTCAGTGCCTCGAAGTTCCAGCTTCCGCTTTCGTCGACATACTGATCGAAGAACTCATCAAGACGTGCATTCTTATCCTTCAAGCTCGACTTGTACTGGTCGTTGAGACCGAAGTTGAACTCCTGATCACCCAACTGAAAAGTAAGGGCTTCTAGGGCGTCTACCTCCTGGCTCATCGTGCGAATCCAGTTCTCGTCAATAGGACTCTGAACTTCCGCTTGGGCGGGTTCCTCTCGCTTCACAGGCATACGATAGTTCTCGCGTAACTTCTCGATGTCCCGTTTAGCTTTATCCGCATCAATCTTCAATTGAATCTTAGCCAATCGAACCTCGTCGTCGCTGTAGATGTCTTCGTCAACTTTGTACTTAGACGCAACTAGGAGGTTAATGTCTTCGTTAGAGAGGTTCGGGTAGTCAACCGCAAGCTGCATCTTAACAGCACTCAGGTCGTCCATTTCAGACGGATTGATTGACTGGTAGCGAAACCAATCATACGGATCACGTCCCGTCTCTTCAACGAAGTCAGCAATCGCTTTGACTCGCTCGTCGATTGATGGGGTTTGTTGAGCTTCGAGAAACGCAGCAAGCTGTTCGAGGCTATCTACAGAAACGCCTAGCCTTTCACTGACGTAACTGGCGATTGCTGCCTCAAACTCCTGCTCCGACATCTCGGGCTCGGGGTTAGTATCTAAAGAACTTTGAGCCATAACCGGCTCAGGTTGTACTTCTGGCTCTGGTGTTACTGGTGCCTTGATATCAGCAGTAGGTTCAGGCGTGAGTTCTGTGGTAGGCTCATTAGCGATACCTGAGAAGTCCAGAACTTCTGCACCCTGAGGAGGTTCAAAGCTCGGGGCGTCTAGCGACGTTCCCTCGGCTACCTCACCGCTGGTGATTTCAAATCCCATTGCTCCAAGAGCGTTTTCAATTTCTGTGCTCATACGAATTAAATTTTAATTACACAAGCAAAATTACTGCAAATTACTATTGCATATTTTGCAAGTATTTCGTATGGGACTACTTACGAAACTTAGCTACCTTCTTGGCTATGGATTTGGGCTGTGCTACGAATTGTTTACCCTTTGCTGTTCCCTCACGCTTGGCGCGAGTGGTTGCTGCGTATTCAGCTGACGATAGGGACTTTATCGCTTTTTCTGGCAGGTAGCGTTCACCTGTTTGTCCTGATGGCTTACCACTTTTTGTACGCCAGTTCTGACGGGTCCACTTTGAGAGAGAAGTCGAGCGCTTGGGTCCCTCGTAAGATCCGCCTGCTTTCTTGTATAACGAAACAGCTAATTGTGCCTTCCTCGCGCTCCACTCCCCAGAGTCCCCGCCCTTCGATCCAGACTTGACTCGAGCAACTATGCTCTTCCACAGTCCGGGGTTCTTTTTCTTTGCTGTTGCCATCGCTCACCACTTTACTTTATTTGAAACAGCCTCACACATTTCAATGAAGTCTTCTTGAGAGTATTGCTGTTTACACATATTTACCATCTTATGAACCCACTGAAGGTTTCCAATCTCATATCCAGCCTGAGAATCTATTCTATCTAATGATGCTGTGTTTTTATTTACACCCATAGCATCGATATCCCAACCGGTCAATTCACACTTGAAGTCTTGTTCTATTAACAGATCAGCTAAGTATTCGTATGAAACACCCCAAGATATACCTCTAAGCGCTGCATTTGTTTCATATTTTCTTATGAACGAAAGTCGCAACACTCCGTTGACCCACCCTTTGTGAGCGTTATTTTCAGGCAATGAGTTAGAGCAAGCTTTGCATAGCTTGTTCTCATTGAAAGATAGTATGGCGTAATTGTGTCTTAAATAAGACTGTTCTGAGCCACAAGACGGACACGATTTATACCATCTGCCGTCTGGCCCTCTGTATACGCCACTTGGAGTTTCTAATGGATAAGCCATATAAATGGTATCATCATCCATTTCACGGCATTGGCCCAATAAGCTGCGCTCATTTTACCCTTCGCAATGTTCTTTGCGTGGCGGGCTTTGAAACTAGCCCGCTTCTTAGCACGAGCTCCAGTAGGATTGCTTTCGGTAACAGTATCAGCTCCCTGCTCGCCGAAGCGGATAAGGCGAACCTTGTCGCCAACTTTAGCAAGAACAATGTGCGACTTCTTAGGGTGCGAAGGAGTTCCCTTTGGCTTGTTAACGCCAGAGAGACC